TCCATTTTTCATACCTCCGTTATTTAATTTTGTACAAGCAAATCACATTAATTTGCTCGCCGTCTGCAAATGTGTAAGCCGTCTTATCCTGAGTTGAAAACTGTAGCCAAGTGTTATTTTTCGGAATGGCAAATTTAAAGAGCTTGCCAAGGTTTGAAATACCAACACAAAAAACATTGTCCTCGGAAATACATTTGTACGGCAAATCAATCAGCGGACACATGTTATTGCCGCTAAGAGATACTGCGTTCATTTTGACCGTTGCACTGACGATTACGATGTCACCAATCGTCTTATATGTACAGTTTGCACTTTTGATTTTATCTGCAACGGTTGAGTATGGTGTAAGCGTTGATGTTCCGCTTTCGATATTTGACGAATCGTATTTAGTTGCCAAGGCGGTTTTATCGGCTTTAACAAGCAAAGCATTGTAAACTGCTCCGCTTGTCAGATAACACGGACTATTATTTTTGGGTTCACTGTCAAACGGCATTGAATTGAGCTTTTGGGCAAGTTTTTTGTCTGTTTTATCAAGCCTTGCTCCAAGCGAATTAGAACTACCTCTTGCATTTTCGACTTCTTTTGTGATTTCCGCAATAGAGCTTGCACCCGGGAAAGCTTTACTGTCATCGTTGATTACGCTTTTTCCTACACGCAAACAAACGGTTTCAGCAGTTATAATTTCATCGCCTTCTGTAAGCACAATGTCCATTTTACAAATGCCTGATAATGCGAGCATTGTGTCTGTAAGCGTAACTGTGACTACATTATTTTCGGTGTCAACGACAGCAGCTACGCTGTCCGCAACGATTACATTGTCAACCGTAGCATTGACTTTTGCTGACATCGTAGAGGCAAGGTCAACAGTTTCACCGTTGACGGTAAACGCAAAATCAATAATGCGTGAGCCTTTATCGCCCTGTCTGACTTCTAAGATTTCGTAATTCTTACAGCTGTTGATTTCGAGTGTCATTTTGGTATGGTTAATATTCAATGTTTTCACCTCATTTAACTATATAATCAGATAACTTTGACTTCGCTGTGCCAAGTTCGAGACTGTTCCAACGTTCGAGCACGAAATCATAGTCTGTTTTAATGATTTTGGCTTGCAAGCTATCGTTTTTGGTATCGACATAAACACTATCACATAAATGCAGTCCAAGCATTTCGGTGAGTGTTGGCGGATAATCAACTTTTACGTTGAGCGTAGGCGCTCCGTTTGTGTTTACGAGCTGCCCTCTTAAAACCTGCGCTTGAATATTTAGCTTTTGAATCAAGAAGTCCTTGTTCTCGCCTGTGTGAGCGTTGAAATCCCAGTAACCTGTTTCATCGCCGATGTAGACCGAACCGCCGTCCGAAACATCAACCGTTTTCACCTTAATTAGCTTAGATTTATGGGTTTTGAGTTCTTGCGGTTGAGAGCAGAGGATGACGTTCTTGTCGTTGTATGTGTCGTGGCAAGTGGCAAAAGCTGCAACGTGGGAACAAATATCATCTGAATTAAGCGTTTGCGTAAGACTGCTGATGTTACTTCCCCAGCGCAAATGGCAGTTTGTAACCGCCCCACGTTTTTTTAACAACGATACATTAAAGTTATTGTATTTATATTCACCGCCGAAAACATCAACGAGTGAACCGTCAGCACCGCCCATAAAATCACCAAGAGTACAGGGCGTACAGAAGCCAAGCGTCATAGATGATTTTGTGGTAATATCTGATGTAAATTTGAAATAGTGCTCCCACAAGGTTGCCTGCGGGAACAGCGAATCACCCTCAAAATCACGACCTGTGCAAAGTATATCCCACCATTCTTTTGGAGTGTGCACAACATCAGTTTGGTTGGAAGTTTCAATTAAAAAGTTGTTGTACAAATTATGCTTGATGTGCTTTGCTTTAACCGTAATTGATTTTTTGTCTTTGTACTGCAAATCGTAAATCTCAAAATACTGCGGTTCATCGGTTGGGTTCGGTTTTGCCTTAATGAAATACTGCGTGTCGAGTAAATCAGCACATCTGTCCGTTGTTGATAGTTCCATTTCGAGCAAATAATCGCCGTTTCGTTCCTCGGTAACTTTACCGCTGATTATTTCTGTAAACCGTCCGAGTAGGTTAAATCTACTTGGGCCGATTGTTTTAAAATCCGATTTATACAACAAAGGGAACATTTTTTATAATCTCCTCCAGTTCGGTCTTATTGACAGTAATGCGTTTTTATATGCAGTTACAACAATTTGATTGTTTCCAACCTTTAATTTAGGAGGTATAGTATCGTCAACAAAATTAGTTGTACCGTCTGATTTGTGTGCAATATACTGCATAGTTTCGCCGTCAAGCACAGCGTAGTCATAACCGCCTGTGCACTTCAAATCAAGTGATTCACCGTTTATGTTAATTTTAGCAATGGCCGTAGTGCCACCGCTCACATTCGTGTTAGTTATGATGATAGTAGGTAAGGATTCATATTGTTCGGGATTGTGCAAGGAAACCGATTTATTAACTTCAAAATCAATAGTCCGCTGTCCAAGCTCTGAATACCACCACGGCTTGCGGTTGAATTTGATTTTAGTTGTAAGCAATGTTGGGAGTTCACGAACAATATCGTCAATATTTGAAATATAAGCCTCGGTGAAATATCCGGGATTGTAAGTGTCCTTGTACTTTTGGTAACCTTGATTTAAAGTCAGCCATTCGATAACGGCCCTCGCAAGGTGCTTTGCTGACAGTTCGGATAAATACGGCAAAAAGGAAATTTCACGCTCAAATTCAACATTTTGCCACCGCCCGTTATCAAGCAAAACATCACCGTCTCTGCACGGGATTTCAACCGTTGAAACATCTCTAACGGGGATTTCGTGCTGTGGCGCTTGTGTGATACGACCGCCGAAATACGATAACCATTTACCTCCGAAATAAAAGTTATGCATATGCTCTCTGCCTCCTTGTTATTTCATCGGCGAGCCGATTGCTCATATCTTCGACAAGGCTGTCAATATCCATATCGTTATTAATTGCAACAGAGGGAATATTGATACTGATGTTGTTAATGATATTAGTGGAATCGTTTTCAAACACTGAGCCTCTGCCTTCACGCTTTGATTGACGATACTCCTCAGCCTCTTGAGCTGTGAGAACTGCCTCACCGGCATCAAGATATGCAGCGAACTTATCATGTGGAACATAATTAATGCCGGCACGGAAACGAGGTAAGGTTACTTCCGGAATCGGATCTATCTCCCAGCCAATCATTGATGTTGCCCAGTTTACGCCTTCCAACAATTTATTAATAATCCAAATAATGCCGTTGATTACATTCTCAACAAATGTAGGCAAAAGGTTAAAAACATTCTTGAAAATGTTAACAACACCGTTCCACGCTTGTTCCCAGTTTCCCGAAAAAACACCTTTTACGAAATCTACAATTCCGTTAAAAATCCCCGAAATCGGTTCAAGAATTTTTTTAACTCTTTTAATGGCATTGCCTAAAACTTCTGAAAAGATATGTGCAAGCCATTCAATCACCGGAACAAGTGCAGGGATAAGTGTTTCAAGCATTTCACCGAGTAGGCCAAGAACCGGTCGAAGAGCGTCAAAAACCAGTGAGATGACAGGCGATAGCTGTTCAAAAACAGGCTGTAAAGTGCCGACAATTGTATCGCACAACTCACTGATAATCGGGATAAGAGGTGTAAGCAAATCATTCAAAAATGTAGCTAAATCCTCTATAATCGGAGTAAGTGCCGCCAACAATCCATTGAGCAATACGCCGGCAAGCTGAACGAACACCTCGATTACGGGCATTAAGAGTTCTACAAGCGTACTTAATAACGGCATTATAGCCTGAATTATCTGCATGAAATACGGTAACAAGTCCTGTATAATCTGCAGTAAAGGCGGAAACAATTGTTCAACAATCTGTATGATGAGAGGGGCTAACTGCTCTATAAGCTGAGCTATAAACGGGAGCAATTCCTCAATCAATGGCATAATCTGTTCAAGCATTGATACAATTATCGGGGCGACCTCTTCGCAAATGTTGATTAAAACAGGGGCAAGGTTGTTTGCCACACTCTCAATCAATGGTGAGAGCTGTTCGAGGAGTTTACCGCCAAGACCGATAAGAGAGTTAAGGACAGGCTCGGCGACAGCACCAATCTGAGCCATAGTGTCAGACAACTGCTGATGAGCTCTGTTAGATTCCATTACATCGCCATTTGTTTTCTTGTATTGAGCCGACGCATCAGAATATAGCGATGTGAGGGTGGATGTGATTAACTGCTGTCTTTCTTGTTCTGATGAGCATTTTGCAAGTTTTTCGTTGAACTCATCTTCTGACACACCCATCCAGTTAAGAGCATCGGCAAGCGGACCTGTTACCTGTCCAACTTTTGCGGTTTCGTTTGCCGCCTCTGTCAAACCCTCAATAGGCAAGGAATCACCGAATTGACCGTAAACACCTGTGCAAATCTCTGTCCAACTTTGCAGGTCTTTTGTGGAATCGCAAAGCAATGATAAATGATTAGCCGCCTCAGTTGCTTGTCCGCTGTCGCCAACCACAGCATAGAGGTCGGAATATGTTTGCTTTGCGTCTGCCGCTGTAAATTTGTTTGTGGTGAAAGCTGTGTCGAGTTTACCCATTTCGGTGCGGTATTCTCTGGTATTTTCGGCAACTGACGATAATGCTCCGACACCTGCCGCCGCACCTCCGACCATTGCCGCTCCCCATTTGCCTGCGGTTTTGATACCGTTACCTAAGGTTGCGGCAACACCTTTACCTTTTTTCTCGGTTTCGGCGATTGATTTGTTTGCTTCATCATTGTTGACGAAAATAGAGCCAAACAGCTTAAATATTTCAACAGCCATTAGCTACACCTCCTCCCATTTGTAGTTATCAAGATAGTTTTCAACTTTTCTTTCGATTTCCTCTGTATTGACACTCTCAACGCTTTCAGACCGTGTCGAGCCTGTTGCCTTGTTTACAAAATCCATGTACGACAAGCCTGTGAAATTTCCTACAACAGTCAAAATATAGGCTTTGTAAAGCAATTCGTCATTACGGTCATTTATAGCGTTTTTGATAATTTTGACAGCATCTGAAAAAGACAGCTCATGCAGTACGGCAGTATTACCGCAACAATACTGCACGAGCATTCCATATGTTCTTACTTCAAGGCTGAGAGCGAGGTAAAAAAACTCTTAATATCATTCTCCCTGATGATCGCCTTTACATTGTCAAGAACTTCGGGGATACTTAATTTACTTACATCATCTGCCGTAATGTCGCCTCTGATATCGGCCAGCAATGAATAGAATTCCTGTTCTGTTTCTTTGGTTGCTAAAGAAGTTAACAGAGTAATCACAAATTCAAGACCGACCGCTTCGGTGTTGACTGTTTCATCTTTGCTGTTATTTTTAATAGCGATACGATTTGCAAAGTCTGCAATTTCCTCTTTGATGTCTGCTTTTTTGATAATGCGAGCAAGAGTGAATGCGTCTTTAATGCTTAATTTTCTCATAATTATGCCTCCGATGTTTCCGTTGTTTCCGTTTTTTCTGTCGGTCTGAAAATTTTAAACGGTGGTTTGATTTCGTCCTCTGAATCATAAACCTCAGGTGAAAGGTTACCATAGAACTGAGCTTCTACCTTACCGTTGTCTTTGTCGGCAATTGCAAGTGTAAGACCGTTCTCATTGAAGCCGTTGAACACCTGAATAATACACGGCTTATCCTCCCCGAGGAGACAGCCTACCCAAGTGATATTCTTAATGTAGTCACCGTCAAGAATAACATCTCTACCTGTGATTACATCGTAGCCTACGACCTTTTCGTCTGTGCCTTTGTCTGCGATGCCAAGACCGTAAATGAAGTTCTGAGTAGTCATTTCGGCAAGTGTTGCTTTAAGGTAAACCTCCCAACCGTCAACTACCGTGTCACCCTTAGTTCTTGTTTTCACTCCGTCAAATTCAAGTCGTCTGAGTGTCGGCTTGGCTGAAAATTCACCGCCTTTGATTGTTACGCCAAGGCATTTACCTGCCTTTTTGGCACTTGCGTATGTGTCCGTAGCTGGATCGTAGTTGGCAAAAAACGCACCTGCATCAAGGAGCATATGGTCAGCCGTCTTAGCGTTATAACCGCTGTACGGTTTAATCTTTCGTGGCTTAACTGTTGCCATTTTAATCATCCTCTCTTTCGTAAACCCTCAATTCAAGGGTTGCCATTATTCTATTTATTGTTTTGTCCGATTCGGCGACATACTGCCTGTCGCTGTTATTGTAGAATTTGTAATGCCGTTCACCTTGTGTATAGGTTGCCCTCGCAACATCCGAATAGATTTCATCCACAATATTGTCGATTTTCTCAGTGGTGAACCTATCATACAGATTAAGCGTAACAAGATATTTCTTGTACGGCTCATCAGTGTAAAGCTGTTTAATTTCATAAACAAGCCTCGGGAACCCGTCACCAATCATAAAAAATGAAGGGGCATACTGAGATAAAACCGCACTCAAAAAATTCTTAATGCTATTCACCGCTGTATTCCCCCTCGTTCAATTTGCGTTCTGCCTCTTCTGTACCTACGGCACTGAGGTATTGCTGTTCAATCTTTATAATGTCTTTGATGTTGCTTTCGGCAGCGTCGCTCAATGCTCCGATTTTTGGAGCTTTGCTTGTACCGATTTCTTGATACAAGCCGTAAAATCCGCCCGGCTTAAATCCTACCTGCAAGTCAGGAATTTTTTGCTTTGAGCGTACCCAATACTGTGTGTTTTTCGCTAAGCGCCCCGTCCTGCGTTTTATTTTTTGTCGTGACCGTTTACATACCAGTTTCCCAACATCACGCAGAGCGGCTCGTTCAAGCTCTTTGAGCGTATATTGAATACGGTCAACATTGCTGATTATCTCAACGCCGTTTTGGGCGATTTTAACTGCTTTAGGTAAAGACATTATTTTCACCTACCACATCCGTTAAATACAGCTCCGTACGCTCTGTGCCTTTAATCTCATACGCACGATAAATCTTGAACCTCTTATTTTCGAGATAACAAAATTCTTCGTTGTGGTACTCGAACGAGTTGACTTCAAGCATACATTCGGGTTTCAACCCGTTCGCCTGTGCCTGAAAAAATTCAGATTGTCGAACATATTTGCGTTGTGCATAAATCGTTCGGAGCTTTTCCTGATACACAATTTCGCCGATGTCGTTAGTTGTTTGCCCTGACTTTTCCACAAGTTTAACAAGAGTATCCGCATTCATTATGTTTATGCTCCTCTCGCCGCCATTGCATCACGCAATTCTTCGTAATGCCGTGCCCATTCGCTGTCGGCGGTAACCGAGAAATAAGCGCGGCAATAGAATTTGATTGCCTGCATAACAAGTGCAGTTGAGTTTTTGTCGTTGACATCAACTCCTGCACCTGCCATGTCACTTTTGGCAGAATCAATGAGGGCAGATATTTCATCATCGAACAACACCGTATTGATACGGAGCGAAACCTTTACGGCTTCAATTTCATTAGATACTGCCATAATTCAAACCTCTTTTAAGCGCTCTTTTTAACAAGCTTAACAAGACTGTGAGTATCCACGACCTTACCGTCTGCAAGCATTACGGCTTTAAGGACTGTGTTATCGGTGTCGTCTTCTTCGTACTTCTTGACGCTTAAGCCCATTACCTCATTGAAGATGTAATCGTTAAGATTGAACATCATCGCAAAGGTTGTGTCAGCTGAAACCGTGTCAGCATACGAATCCATATAGCCGTCTGTCGGGATAACAGCACGACCGAAAAGTGAGAGTGACGGCTTGCCGTTAAGTCCTTCGGACATACGAGCGACAGGCTGACCGTTGCTGTCTGTGATGCCCATGAACGCAAAGAATGACTTCTTTGTCATCAGCCATACAGCGTCATCGTATGCAGCAGGAAGAGCCGCCTCGGCAGAGCAAAGTGTTGAATATGTAAGCTTGCCGGTTTTTGCAATTCCAATTGTCTGGCCTTCAGGGGGAGTGCAAGAAAGAATGCCGGTTGGCGAACCTGAACCTGAACCCTTAACGATCGCCATTTCACAAGCCTTAACAACTGCGGTCTTGATCTGGTCGATAAACTGTGATTCAAAAGTGTCAAGCGCCGTTTTGGTCATAAAGAGCGAGAACGCAACCTTGCATTCAAGCTTATAGCCGGCAAAGACAACCTTGTCAGTAGTTACCTGCTGCTGGTCTGAACCCTTTTCCTCATCAACCCAGCTTGCTGTCGGACGGATGTTCTGTGTAGGGATAAGGAGCGCTGTCGGATAAGCCGTCTTGAACACTCTTGCGTAAATTTCGCCGATTTTTTCAAGTTCAACGATTAAACGCTGATACATTGTGGTCGGCACAATAGCCGCCGCAGTGCTTGATGTGGTCTGTGATGCCACATTCATAAACTTCTGTGGCACGGGTACACCGTTCTGAATATAGTTAGCAAATGCTTTTCTGTATTCAAGTGTTGCGTACATGTCCGTTACCTTTTCGTCCTCATCTGTAAGGTCGATGTTTGCCTTGTGATTCTCGAATGGTGCAGGCATTTTGATTCCCTCCTCTGCGTTTTTGTTTGCCTTTCCTACGGCAGAATTTTCAAAGTCACTGTCGAGCTTATCAATCTGCTGTGTAATCTCTTTCGCCTCGGCGAGCTTATTTTCTGCAATGAGCTTTTTGGCCTTGTCGTAGAGAGCATTTCTCTTGTCGAGATATTCCTGTTTGTTCATTCTTCTTCAACTTCCTTTCGTTTGAGCAATTCAAGTTTTGCTGTAAGCTGTGTTTTTTCATTCCTCATCCGTTTGATGATAGCATCAGGGATAAGACCGTTAAGACTTGCCGCAAGTTTAACCTCTTTTGGTTTTTCAGCGTATTCCGTGACCTTATCGATAAAACCTTTTTCAACCGCCTCATCAGCAGTGAGCCAAGTTTCCTTGTCCATAAGTCCGATAAGCTCGTCCTCACTCATGCCCGTTTTAAGTCGGTAGGCTGTCGCAACGGCTTTGCTCGCTTTAAGCAACACGCCTGATTCGTGAGCCATGTCATTGTAATCACCTACGGCATAGCTTGAAACATTATGAATCATAAGCATACCTGTCGGCACAATTTCAGACTTGCACGCACAAGCGATGTATGAAGCGGCAGAAGCGGCAAAAACAACCTTAATTGTTGCCTTACTTTCGGCGAGCATATCGTAAATTTCGGAGGCGGCAAAGATGTCACCACCTGACGAATTGATAACAACCTGTACACCCTCATCATCCGCCACTTCGTCAAGCTGTGACCGAATGTCGGCTGGGCAACAGGAGGCTACTCCAAACCAGTCGTAAATCCACTTATCATCATTCGTAATGATAGGGCCTTTAATGTCAATTGTTTTCGGCATCATTTTCACCTCCTTCGTCAACTGCAACTGTATCTAATCTTCTGAGCGGAGTATCACCGCCCGGAACAGGAGCAAGACCAAGTGATTCACGCCATTCATTTGGAAGCATTGCTCCACGGTCAACCATTCCGGCAAAATTTAGCTTAGTTTTAAGACTTGCAGATTGTAGATTGAACGAACCTACTGCGATGTAATTTCCACAACTACGCTGACGGCGAGTGAATAGTTTCCGTGTCAGCTCGTTTTTAAGCTGAATAATTTTAGGTGAAATCACCGCCTCGAAATAGGCGTTTTCTTCATCTTCGTTCGCTGTTGATGTGATAATTTTCACATTGGTGTTGAACAACTCTAAAATTCTGTTTTTTGTTCTATCCATCTGCGAAGCATTTGGGACATAGTCGTTCGGGGTTATCTGATTTGCGTCAACTTTTGCGTCAACTGCCGCAACACCCACAGAGCTGTTGCTGATGTTAAGGTAGTTATCAGCAAAAGTTTTTGCGTTCTTCTTCAAATCCTCAGGGCGCAACGATGAGGTATATTTCAGCAACCATTTAATGACACTTGAATTTCTGATAGCACTGATGATGCCGCTGTCGGTTGTTTCAACAATTTCGAGCAAAGGAGCAAGAGCCTTAAATTTGCCACTTCCGAATATGTCATTTTCAGCAAAATCATCACGCAAGTGAATGACATCTTCGGAGGCAAAGCGGTAAGTCTTGCCGTTTGCAAGGATAAATTCATACACAAGGTTGCCGTTAGTGTCGTACAAGTCCGTAGCTGATTTAGCCGGTATGAAATACAATTCCATAGGCAAGCCGTTTGTGTCTCTAATGATGAGCCAAAAAGCATTGCCCGATAACGATAACTGTGTGCTTGTCCTATATAGAAGCATATCCATTGTTGTGTACGGGTTGGGTTCTTCAAGCAAAAATTTGATGTAAGGTTCGGGATTGATTAAGAGGTCTTTTCTGCCGTCAACGATTGTTTCTCTTATGTGCTTAATTGATAATTTTGAAAATCTGAGAGCCTGTGCATTAACGCAAGCTCGGACGGTGTCGGAATCATATGCTCTGTTGCCCCACAAGAAGAAATTTGAATTATTCTGAGTGACAAGTTCAACCCTTGAAAAATTCTTTGTCTTTCTGACATTACGAACAGAATTTAAAAAGTTCTTAAATTTCCCCATTCTCTCACCTCCTAAACAATGCTTAAATATTCATCTTCGTATTCAAAATATATCGTGTAAGCGTCAAGCAAAGCCGCAGTACCGTCAATTCGTCTCGTTGACTTTGAGGTCTTAATTGGCTGTATATTACCGTTTCTGTCCTCATCTATTGCAGTATTTGCGAGACACCATTTATCAATTGGATTGTTGTTGTAGATTATTCTTTTCTTGACAAGGTCTGCTTTGAGGGCTTTCATCGGGGCAGACAATGTTTTCTTACCTTGGTGTACAGCTTCCATAACGGTAGGGCCGAAAGCGTCAATCATCTGATTAACCCACATCTGAGCTGACCAAGCGTCATAACCCTCTTTCCACAAGTAAATGTCGTATTCGTCTTGTAACTCTTGATACCACGCTGTTACAACACTTGCGTCAATCTTGTTTCCGGGGCAGGTACGCATAAAGCCCTGTTCTATCCACTTATCATATGGAATTTTGTCCTCGGTTACTTTTTTCTCTACGAGGTCTGCCGGTATCCAGTACATTGACAATACAAAAATATTTTCATTGTCAGGCACTCGGAACAACATCTTGGCCGCTGTAAGGTCGGTTGTGCTTGATAGGTCTGCGCCGCCTATCCCGTAGGTCGGGCGGAGTTCCTTAACATCAAATTTTGTTTCGTTGTTAAGCTCATCAAAATTGAGCCACGATTCAGTTGATGTTTCGGCTATGTTAAATTCTTTGCATACAAGGTTGCGTACAAGTGACGGATTTGCCTGTGCTTTCTTAACTTTGCTTGCAAGAGCGTTTCGGTTTTTAATTGTACCAAGTCCCGGGTTTGCCTTTTCCCAGCAATCGGGTTTTTCCCATTCTTCGCGCTTGTCAAGCTCGTAGATGATGTAAAGGCTGTGCTCATCTTTGTAGCCTACCTCGTCAAACAAGCCGTTCGTGGTGCGGACAGCATCGTCATAGATTTCATCGTAGATGTCCTCTCTGATTTTTCCGGCTGTTGTTGTAACAAGGATAAGAGGTTGGTCTCGCCCGATCGTACCGTCTGCCATAATGTCATACAGCTGTCTGCCGTTTTTCCACTGGTGCAACTCATCCATTAAACAACAATGCACATTCAGACCGTCAAGCGTGTCCGAATCAGAGGCAAGCGGCTTAAATACTCCGCAATTGTAGTCCTCCGAACTCAATTCATTTAACAACGGTTTAATTCGCTTTAGCAAAGTTTCACTCTTGCGAACCATTCGTTTTGCTTCCTGCCATATAATCTTGGCTTGGTCTCGCTTGGTGGCTACCGCATACACTTCGGGACCGGGTTCACCGTCACCGATAAGCATATACAAGCCAATCGCAGAAGCAAGCAACGACTTGCCGTTCTTTTTCCCGATAATCAGCACAGATAGGGTATATTGCCTGATGCCGTCATCGTCTATAAAGCCAAAAGTCGCCGCAAGCCACGCTTTTTCCCACAGTTCAAGCTTCACAAGCTGACCGCCCATTTTGCCTTTACTGTGTCGGCAGTAATTTTCAACAAATTCAATAATGTGATTTCCTCGTTTTGCCTCGTAATGATAGCCGTCTGTCGGATTAATCACCTTATCACTTAAATGTTTGTACCACTTGCGTATTTTGTCGCAAACAGTAACCTTGCCGTTCTTTATCTGCTCATAATATTCAAGTATCGGATTATAGCTTAATGGATAGCGTTTCAAAGCTTGTCACGCCCCTCAACAAAATCGTCAAAGCCATCTGTTGTCGCAGCCTTTGCCTCGGTCACTTTCGGAAGCATATCGTTGAGCTGTTTAATGTATTTGAGATAGTTGCCGAGCATTGTGTTATACAAATCTGCCTCAGGTCTTTTGCGCGAGTACGGCTCTTGTGTTTCCGACTGCGAAAATAATTCAGTCAAGCCATAAATTGCAATGTCTTGTTGCAGTTCTTTAAGTCTGATTCGAGTGAACGCCGCATTTTCAATCAAGCCAACAGCGAGGTCTTTTCTTTTAACCTCTATGTCCTTGTAGATTTCCGTTAATCGCTTTATCTCACGCTTAATCGCTCTTTGTTCCTTCTGTTCGTAAGTCATTTCAAGTCACCGTCCTTTCACACAAGATTTTAGGGGGAGGGGGGGCTATATGTAAGGCGCGCAAAAAATCTAACTGCCCCCCTCGGTCCTACGGTTACCGGTTTCCGTTTTTTCAACGGGGGGGATAATCGGTCGGAGCATTCCGCTCTCGTCAAAAAAATATTTTTTCGGTTCGCAACCTATCCCATGTCCCGGTAAACCATCGTGACATTTTTTGCATACATATAAAAGATTGTCGTGGTTGAGAGTAACATCAGGATTGTTTATGTTGCCCTCATTAATCATGATCTTATGATGTACGATAAAGCCGTGTTGTTCTTTGCAAAGCTGACACAATCCGCCGTCAACAAGCATTCGCTCTGCGATAAAACTTTGTCGGCAATCCTGCCACTTTTTCGATTTATAGAATCCTACGGCAAATGCCTTAGCCATACCGTACACCACCAAAAATAAATAGAGCTACGATGCAATAGCCCTTTTGCACCATAACTCTATTTTAAACTATTTTGTGTCCCAAGTAAGGGACTGCTTTTTAATCTACTAATCCAAGCAACCAATCAGCCGATGTTGATAATGCCAGAGCTATTCGCTTAACATTGTATGCCGACGGTTGACTTGTCCCTGCTATGTAATTGTAGATGTTTGACCGGCTCACTCCGGACTTCCGCGCAAGGTCCGAAGGATAAATATTCCGTTTGGCCATTGCTTGTTCGAGCCGTCGAGCGAAAGTTAAATCGAAAGTTCTCATAAATCATTGTCCTATCATAGCCTTATACTTGTCGATATGCTTCTGATAATTTCCGTTCGCCTTTGCTGCTTGAATCACTTGCCGAACCTGAGAAGGATTGCGCTCATAGTCTTTTGCAATCTGTTTAACAGATTCACCGAGGAAATCATATTTGCAAAATAGAAATTCAGAAATATCGGTTAATGGTCTGAATGGTATTTTAGATTTTTTAGATGACGCTTTTTTTCTTTCTCTTTCTTTTGCCTTCTCACTGAGAATTTCTTTTCGACAAATCGGACAGTATTTTGTTTTAAGGCAAAGTGTAATAACTTCGACTCCGCATTTTTGACAAGTGATTGTTATTGGTTTAGCTGTCAATCTACTTCACGCTCCTCGTCAAGCATACCAAGTTTCTGCGCCAACGCAACAACAGCGGTTACAATCAAACGCAAATCCTTACCTTTGATGTTACACATATTAAAGCAAACATCGCCCTCATCGTTATCAAGTTTACCAAAATAAATAACAAGTCCCTTTGTGATTATCTTGCTTTCATTGTTATCGTAATTAACGGTAATGTTTTTAATATCTTTCATTCTTCCACCTCACTTTCAAGCCAATGTTTTGTACAGTCAATACAGCTTCCGTTGAATCGCTCTTCCATAGGGCAACCGAAATATGGAGTTCCATACGGGCAACCAAAAAAACTCATACAACTCCGAGCCATTTCGTCAATTGACATCTGTTTGATTTTTTCAAAGTTTGTCACTGTTTTCACACCTCACCTCAACAATTCATCTGTTGTGATGTTAAATAAATCCGCTACAGCTATTATGGTTTCGATATTAGGCTCAAATTTTCCCTGCTCATAGTAAGATATACTTGTTCTGCTCAAATAGAGCTTTTCACCTAACTCATCTTGCGTTAATCCATTTTTAAGTCTTAACGCTTTTAGCTTTTCTGGGAATGCCATTATTTTTCACACTCCTTATCCATTTTTGTACCGCAGTAAGGGCAATATGGATACA